CTTAGGATATTTTTGTAAGGTAGTAACATTGCTGCTATAGTCCGCGCAGCACAAAATTTCCAAACATTTTCTCTGTTGCCGTTAGTGCCATCAAGGAACACACTAAGAGGATCACGAGTAACACCATTTACAGGAATATCGTTTACATGTTTGTGATGTATGGTGTGACATTTTCTATACATCTGTGAAGAAAAGCAGCAGGCTGCAGAAACAAACAGTTCGTAAACTTTGTCCCAACGGCGATTTAAAAATGTACCCCAATGCGTGTGATGATGCATTGAAGTGTTTGATACGTTAATCAGTATAAAAACATGTATAGGCAGCAACACTACCCACCATACAAAATCTAGTGATAGTGTTATAAATGGTAACATTATCAGCACAACGGTCTGTAGCACTAACCAAGCATCTTTTGGCGTGTTTAAAAATAAAGATCGTTTCATACAAATACTTAGCCAACAAAAAAGCCCCTTGCGGGGCTTTCTTGCTCTTCCCATCCCTGGGTTGATTTCTCTGATTAGGAGAAAGACAAGTTTGAAACTGCGATTTCACCCACGTAATCGCCAGCGTTACCGAACGAACTTGCAGTGTTTGTAAGTTCGATGTAACCATAACGAGTCATGAACGAAACCACTGGTTCAAATGTGGTTGGATCCAGCACCACACCGCTTGACATCAAGGGGATGTATGGGCAGTAGAATGCAGGGGCATCAGCTTCGCTTGAACCCTTGTAACCAACTAGAACTGCGGTGGTGTCGCTAGCATAGCTATCAACGAACACACGCATAGAACCGTTCAATGTACCAACAAACTTGGTGTTTGTAGGTGCTTCGAAAGTTCCTTCTGTGGTACGAGCAAAAGCAGAAGTTGTAGCAGATTGCAGCACTGTCAGTGAGGCTGAGCTCACAACAGCGTAGTTACCAGCGCCACGACGTGTACGCTGAGCAATCAAGTTTGCAACACGGTTGATCAGAACTGCCAACGCGGCGTGTTCGTCACCAACGAATGTGGCTGTACCTGAAACGGTAGCTTGGTTGTATGTGAACTCTGTTGAGGCCAGGCTACGCAGTGACAAGAGAATCTCTTGGTCAATTTCAGCTGTAATTTCTTGAGCCAGTGCTGCCATGATTTCAGCTTCAACGTCAATACCATGCATGGCTTGTGCGTCTTGGGCTGATTCAAAAGTCCAGCGAGCTTGCAGCTTGCGGGTCTTGGCTTCAACAGCTTGTTTCAAGATTTGAACGCTGATTTGCTTACCGCCAGTACCTTCCATCACTGCTGTGTTACCACCAGTGTAGGCTGTTGCGGTGCTGGTGCCCTGGGGCACGGTTGAGTAAGCAGTTGCGATTGTGAATGGGCTCAACGCTTCTTGGCCGGCTGTAACAGAAGTTGCAGCAGCTGAAGAATCAGTCAAGCTCTGCGCATAACGCACACGCAGAGTGTGGATCTGGCCAACTGGGCCAGTCATTGGCTGAACACCAACCAACTCGTTAGCAATAACGGTTGGCATCACACGACGAATCACTGGCAGAATCACGCGGTTCAGTGTAGCAATGTTGCCGCTACCGGTTGAACCTGAAGTTGCGTTTTCTTTCAAATACTTGCGTGTGTTCTCAAGGATCACACCCATCGAATTGCGCTTGGTACCGTTCAGACCTTCGAGCAGAGCTTCTTTGGTCTCGCCCCAGCGACTTTCTAAAAGTTCTTGTGACATTAAAGTCTCCTAAATTTTTATTATTACAGTCCGGCCAAACGCTTGAGGTCAATCACGTTACCGCGATCTTCTTGGGCTTCTGGCTGTTGTGGAACTGTTTTATCACCGGTAACTGCGGACACCTGCTCTGAAATCACCTTACGGGCTTTTACAGAACGGTCTTCCAACACTGCTGGTAGATATTTTTCGAAAGCATTCTTCAAACGACTGGTCTGAACTCTCTCAAGTAAATTACGCATGACTACTAGCTTTTCCTTGTTCAGGGGAGCAAGCAAATCGTCCATTGTGCTTTGACGCTCATTGGATTCTTTGATCATACGCAGTTCACGCTCTTTAGATTCAACGACGACTTTCGCCCTTTCGGTGAATCGGATTGCTTCGGATAATTTCTTATCCTTGTTAGCAATCAACGCATGTAACTTACGAACTTCGGCTTTCTCATTGAGGTGAGTAGCACCAAATTCTGTCGCATACGCTTCGAAGATACGACGACCAAAATTGTTCTCGCGAGCAACTTTGATGTCTTCTTGCAACTGGTTTAGTTCAGCCTTCAAATGACGGCTAACAGCAGAACTCATCTTGTTGGCACTTTCCTTGATGAAACGTGTCTTGAGAGTTTCTAACTTAGCACGAGCTTCACGCACTAGACGCACTTTTGTCTCTACGACATCACGCTTGTCTTTTGCGAATTCACTGATTTCTCGAGCCAATGCTTGCACCACAAAGCCTTCGAGTTTTTCAACTCCTTCGCTGTGCATTTTGCGGTCCTTACGCAGTTCACCAATCTCTTCAGCAAGTTTGCTAACCATGAAGCTATTAAACTTTGTGGCGCTTTCTTTCATCTTGCCTTGGAACTTGACGCGATCCTCAGCCAGTGCTTGCTTCTCAGCAGCCACTTGAGCTAATTCACCTGCCAGGCCTTCTGTTACCATCTTATCTAGGGCTTCTACCATTACTGTCTTGTCGTGCTGATAGCGTTGTGCAAACTCTTCACGGAGTTCTGCACGGACTTGTTCACGAGCCTCTGTCAGTTTGGATTCCCAAGCTTCGTTGAGTTCCTTACCGACATCTTCGTTGATCAAACCGCTGTCAAGCAATGGTTTAATGGCCTCAAACATGCCTTTTCTCCTTAGATTTTGAGATCCCGGATGAGTCTTTTAACTTCATCCTTCAGGTATCTCTGTACTTTGTTGTCTTCCCCTGCTTCACGTGCCATCTCCAGGATCTTATGACCATTCTTCATATTCATAAGACCTTCATAGATTGCTGTGGGATAAGCATTGGGTGCGCTGGGTTGGGCAACTACATCTATAGTGACGATTTCAAAGTCACTTACATGTCCTGTTCTGTCATCTACATTACCTGAACCACGACTGCTGACACCTAGCTTTACGCCAGATGTCAGCAAGGTCTTGATCAACTCCCCCATGGGAGTGGGCAGGATCTTGAGTTTACCACAACCAGCGTGTCCGTCCATCCACATACCTTCTACGGTATGACACACACGATCCAAGTTAATCTTGAGATCGTCTGGATGATCCACTTCACCTAATACGGAGTTACCGTCACGGATTTGCTCGTTGATGGTCTCCACTGCCTTGATGATTTCATGGCGTGGATAGATCCTTTCATTTGCATTCTTCTTATCACCTTCAATGCAAATGCCTTTGAGATAAAGATGCTTTTTGCCACCAACATCCGCCTCTTCTAAGACTTGGATGTTGGCTTGGCTAAAAGTGAGATCTTCTCTTAAGTAGCGTGATGACATTCTCTAATTAACCCTTACCGCCGGGCAGTGGGCTCTTGGTGTTAACACCAGTAGCTTGTGCCAAATGTGGCTTGGTTGCGGGCTTTTGATCTTTCATTGACGCACCAGCTTTGTTCTGGAAATCACCAATAAGATCTTTAGTGGTTGGTGCTGGACGACCTTGTGCAACATCACCGGTTGAACGAACTGGCTTGCTGGCCATTCCGGCTGCACCTGAGTTAAACGCTACAGGACCAGCTTTGCCGTCGCCTTGCTCACTGGTCACTGGCTTTGGGGCTGCTTTTAAGCTGATGGCTTCCATCATGCCCATGTCGTCTGTCATTTCTTCGGTGTCGTCCATCTCAATAGCGTCGCCACCTTCGTCTGGACCCATCATGTCACCATCGGAACCCATGTCGTCACCGCCCATAGCAGCTTCAAACTCTGCCATTAGCTCGTCCAACTTGTCTTCTAGGTTCATGATGTCGTCTTTGGTAGCTGCTTCGCTGCTGCCCATGTCGTCCATGGCATCGTGATCAGCTTCCATGTCTTTGGTAAGGTCTTCACCATCTTCTTCAGCAGCATCGTCAAACGACTCGTCGTCTTCCATGCTCATTTGTTCTTCGGTCTCAACGTTGTCGATAAGGTCGTCGCTAGCATCGCCGCCCATCATTTCTTCGTCAAGCTCTTCTTCGGCTTCGTCGAGTTCTTCATCGGCGGCCTCGTCGAGATCCTCTTCAGCTTCTTCGCTCATGAGGTTTTCGTAAATCTCACGGCTTTTTTCCACAACGATATCATGGAAAAGTTCGCGAGCTTTTTGTTCTTCGTCATTGATGACGTATTCAATTAGTTGTTCGAAGCGGTTCATGGGGGTAAAACTCCTATAGGTAAAGTGTGCTGTTATTTACAACGGCACATCAAAACTGGGTGTTTTACCCTTCAAAACGGCTGGTTTTTTGAATGCCTAAATCAGGCTATAGGCTGAGCTGGAGGTTGATACTGTTGGCGTATCAGTTTGAGTTTGTCTTTGTATTCCACTGACCGGATGTCATTCATCTTGCGCAGTTTATTCAACTGGCGCAGAGTAAGACGAGTCTTACGCAGGTCACTGAGCTTGAGCTGGCTGTTGTCTTGCGACAAATCCTGATAAGCACCGGGCTCTTGATTGTAGATTTCTGTTAGCAGCATGACATTATTTATAGCGTTCCGGGTTCTCCAGCACCCGGCGCTGCTGCTGCTCCTCCAGGTGCTGCTGGTGCTGCACCAGGTGCCATGCCTGGCGCTTCCATACCTGCCACTTCTTCACCAGTCTGGATATCTGATTCCATACCACCCGGAGTGATACCCACAGCTCGGAGATCACTGCCTGTTGGACCTTGTGCTTCAGGTTCATCGCGCTCTTCACGCCACATCTCTTCGTTCTCTTGGATCTCATCTTGCGTCAATCCTAAGAAACGTTCCAACAAGAATCTCTTGCTCATATAGGGCAACTGTTCTAGCTGTGCAAATGCTGTGATCCTGGTATTGTCCAACTCGCTTTGACGATAGCTGGCAAAGTTTTGTGGAGCATTGAACTTCAAGTTAAACAGGCTTGAGTCAATGTTGAATCCGCGCCACTTTAGGAACATCTTGAATT